CACAAAGATGCAATCTTCTTAGCTAAATTGGCACTAAGCGAACTTACCCACAACGCAACTATATCCTTCGATATAACACCGGATAGTAGAGTAGAACCTGACCAAGTATCATGATTGATCTTGACAGGATGAGTAAGAAACTGTTCAAAATCAGACCTCGTAGAAGCAACACCAGAAAAACGTGATCTAGGAATATTAGTAATAATAGAATCAGTCTGAACAACTTGGGCATTGTCACCAATGGTCTCCGCATGTTGCGGAGTAGAATTAGAATTAAGATCGGCACGAGAATAACTTCATCCGAAAGACCTCGCAATCTCTCGGGAAGGGCCTTTTATACATTACAAGAAATCAGGGTCATCACCAGTTCTATAAAAGAAGCTAAATTAAAACTGGGTGCATAAATTTCAGGGAAGAACTCTCAATATTTTTCTGGACCGCAAATCCTTCATAGGACGGTCCCGAACTGGATCCTCAAGTTAGATCCACCCTAGACTCACTCAGAGCCCTTCACCTTTAAGTTTCCGGTGCGCACTCTGTTAGGCCGCAGTCCGACTACGACCTAACGACGCGTCCACTCAGGACGCGATTTATGGACATCACTCAAATGTCCCACACTCACGAACATTTCCGAACTGCGTCCAATCTCTAGAACACATATATGTTCGGAACGTTCCCGTAACAAATTCCTCCTTAATATCATCATAATTTAGGAGGATCAAAACATGCAGAAGATCAGTTGCTTTAAACCAGGAAATGATATCCTCTTGCATTTGATGAAAGAACTCTCTACCATGCATGAACGCTTCACGTTGCGCTGACAAAGCAACATCTTTAAGTCTCACATCCGCACTCACATCCGCATCGCTCATCTGAAAACAGAAGGATTTATAAATCGAATCCAATTCTATAGGGGCCAAATAAAGTCCCATCTCGTAATCATAAACAAATTTCCGCTTCAGAAAAGTGGTCTCATCCCACGGAATGTGGGCTCGAATACCCTTATCCTTATCAGCGGGAGTTACAGTATAACCACACAAAGCATAAACTGGTGCAATAGTGACCATATTGTACTGTTCAATAATCTCTTCAGAAATGGACGAAATATTATCATCTCCCGTAGTGGCCGGCTCAACATACTTTCTAAAATCCCAAGCACTCTTCCCACACAGGAAAACGAAAGCAATTCTCATCAAAATTGAGTTCACAATGCTATTAAAAATCAACGTTATAATAATGCCGCTTGGTAAGCCTAACTCTTTCTCAAAGAGATCACACATGAAAATTACTAGCTGCACATTCAGC